TAAAGGAAATGCACAATCAGTTAAATTAACAGGAGTCGCAAAACCAATCGTAATAAGATGAACTGGTCTAATATCATTTGTTGCTAGTTCGTTCTTTACTGCTGTCGTTAGACTTCTTGTCATCTTCGTATGTTCTCCTATTTACTTTAACATTTAAAACTTTAATGATTGCTTTATCTGATGGTTCTTCATATTTGCCAAGATTATTATTGACGATATTAATATCTTTTTCATCAACTAATTCTTCAGCTAGAACATCAACTGTTGCCCAATGCTTAATTAAGTATTTCATTACAAAGCTTCTTCGACATCAAATTGGTATTCGTAATATAATTTGCCATCATTAGACACACCACTTACACCGAACTCTTGTATATCATTTGTAAGATAGACAGTAAATGGAACATTGTCATAAGTTACAACTGAGTCATCTGCTACTGTTGCTATAAGAGGTGGTTCTATTGTTACTGTTGAAGCATTACTAGAAGCTTGTACATCTGCAACTACCATATAAACTTTAGTATGTGATGCGAACTTAAAAAAATCTCCAGCTTTAAATCTACCAGCACCATCTCCAGCAAATCCGTCAAGAGCAATAGTCGTATCTCCAACTGCGTGAACACCATTGACTAAAACTGTTCCTGTTTCATTTCCTCTAGCATCTTCTATCTCAGGTGGGATAATGGTAAAATTTTCTTTTTGACTTCTTTGCTTCATTATAAAAGCCATAAGTTCTCCATAAATATCTGATCTTTTTCCTGTTATAATCTGAACTGTAAAAGCAAATCTTTGACCATCTATTTGTCTTGCTAGTTTCTTACCACTAACTGTTTTAGATATAATAGTATTCTGAATTGACTTTATTCCTAAAGTTCCAAATTTAGCTGATGATATAGGAAAAGCACCTGACATTAGATTAAGTTTTTACTCCCTCTTTCATTTACTGCGTTATTAATTAATTGAGTTATTGTTCCTCTATTTCTTACAAGTAATTCATCAAATCCTGACGCATCTACTGTATTGATATTAAAATTAACTGTTGTTGCACCACCATTTCCACCTCTAGCTGATTGTTGTATTTGGCCTGATTGATTTGGTATAAATAATTCTGCACCTTGTTCACCTACCATATAGGGTTGTCCTTTTTGTACTGCACCACCTGATGCCTTGCCACCAAAAAATGAACCAGCAATACTAAAGAAACCACTAGCACTACTTAAACTTGCTTGTTTTTGTTTTTCTTTTGTAATTAATTTCTCTATTGCTAGTTCAACAGTTTTTCTTGCTACTATTTCTATTAATGTAGAAAGTATCTTAACTAAAAATGTTCTTGCCATATTTGCAAATGTTGCAGATAACTTTTCTCCCATAACAAAAGCTTGTGCAAGACTCTCAGACATTTTTGTAATACCACTATTGATACCCTCAGCAATAGTCATACGAATATTACTTACTTTATCTTGTAATGTTTTTAATGAACCTTGATTTAATTCTCTAAATTTCTGTATAGCTTTTTCTGTTGCAGTTGGAACTGCTACTGATAGTTCGTGTTCAAAATCGTGTATAATTTGTAAAGCTGATTCTAATGGTTCTACAAAACCCTCGTTAGCATCTGCACCCGAAAGAATATCAGATATTTTTTGTGCTTCTTCTGCTGTTTCTTTAAAATTTCCTACTAATTCTTTTGATCTTCTTTCAACATCATTAATAACTAAACCTAAACCAATAAGTATTCTTAACATTCCACCTAATGCAACAAGTAATATTCCTAAAACAGATTGTAATTCTCTAAAATTATTTGTAAGTATTTTTATAGCATTGGAAGCTTTAAGAATAGCAACTGCAAGATTTTCCCCCATTTCTCTACTTAATCTTCTAATTGATTCATCATTAGTTTCAGTAAATTTTTTCAAATCTCCTAATTGTCTTTTTAGTTCATCAAAAAATCCTGAAGCTATTTCAGTTTGTATTGTAAAAAAAGCATCTTTTAAGTTTGAGATAGTTCCTGATAAAGTGTTGGCTAGTTTGTTTGTTAATTCACCAAACTTACCACCTGTACCAAATGCTTTTGCTAATCCTTTAATTGAATCATCTACACTTGTTTTAACACCAGCAGAAAAACCAGCCATAGCAGTTACAGCTTTATCTCTAAATAAATCTGCTGAACCTATACCAGCACTAAATGATCTTTGAATTTGTTGTGAAGCTAATGCAAAATCTCCACCTAATTGAACTGCTGTATTACCTGTTATTTTTAATAATTCGTCAAATGATATTCCAAGTGATTCTGCTTTCTCAGCAACAGTTGCTAGAGCAGTTACACCTTGTTGAATATTAGATAGTTCAAATGGAGTCGTTTTTGCAAATTTTGTTACAGCATCTAAAGCTTCTTTACCTTTTCTTGCACTTCCAAATAATGCTTCTAATTGAACACCAAGTTCTTCAATCTGCATACCAGCATTAACGATACCTCTAATAACTAAACCAGCACCTAAACCTATAAAGGCATTTTTAAGATTAAATACAGATGCTTTAACTTTTGCTAGACTTCCTTGTAATCTACCAAGTGCTTCTTTTGATTTATCTCGTGCTACTATGTCTATATTTAGTCTTTGTGCCATTATGTTTTTAACCTTTTCGCATCAGCTAGTGATGTTCTTGTTTTATACTCTTCTTGTTCTTTTTTCAAGTAAGCTAACCAAAGGTTATAATGGCTTATGGGCATCTCTAAAACCTCTTGAATTGTGATGTGGAGTCTGTCTGCTACAACCAATAGCGACCTCGTGTCAGGGTCGCTTTCTACTTTTTTTCGGCTTCCTCGTAATTAGCATCTGCAAGAATACGATTTGCAATAGTAGCAATAACATTAGAATCTGCTTTTTTTCTTAATGCAAATTTATCTTCAGGTTTAAAAGCTTTAATATGTTCGCCTTTATCGTTCTTAACTTGAAGTTTCATTATAAGTAAATCAACAAGAACAGTTAAGTCTTGGAAGTTACTAGACTTCTTAAATATAATGTTTTTTTCTTCTAAGGTTAAAGGTTCAGAATAAAAAACAGATGGATTTCCGTTTTCGTCTTTCCATTCATCAACTTCAATAGTAATAGTTCTTAAATTCTCAAAGTGAGTTTTAACTCTATCTATAACTGACATATATTAATATTAGACAGTTCCTATTGTTAATGCACCTGTACCTTGAAAAGTAACAGTTCTTGAAACGATTGCGTCCATAGTATTATTTACAGACATTCCTGTAACAATTCCTGAACCAGCAAAGCTTCTGTCGCCACTTGCATTACCCTCAGGTAATAGAATAAAAGCGATTGTTGCACCAGCAACTAAACTTGTTTGTGGTGTATCTGTTTCATCAAAATGCATTTCTAAAGTTCCTGAGAAAGATGTTCTTCCAGCTACAAATGATTTAGTTGCATCAGTTAATGCTGTATCCTCTACAACGTCACCTGTTGTTTCAAGAGTAAATGAAGTTAATTCACCTACTGCTGTTCCACCAACTGTAACTACACCTTCTTTTCCGTGATGTGTTGCCATTTTTTATTTTCCTTTTTTGGTTTAACTTTTACTTCTTTGTCTTGCTTATAACCTAGACTTACAAAATATTCAAGATTTGTTTCATTAACAATTACTTCTGAATTACCTTTATATAGTTTTATATCTTTAGCCATAATATCTACTTTTATTTGTTTTCTTCGTCTTCGTCAATGTCTTCCTCAAATTCCTCATCATCTAAATCATCAGCTTCAATAGATTCCTCTACATTATCCTCTCTTATTTCTTCAATAAGGTCTTTGACTTCTTCACACAATAAAGATTCTTTGTCGTGTAATTTCTCTATTTGGTCTATTTTCTTTTGTATCTTATTTAATATTCTTTCCATTATTCACTCCTATGGTGTTCCTGATTGATATTCATACATACATCTAATCGTCATTCTTATGCCACCAACAGGGAATAAAGAACCCTCGTCAGTTTCAACTTGAATAACTTGTGTATCTAAAGCATTACTATTTCTAGTAATATCTGTTTCAACAGCAGTTTCTATTGCTGTGATTAATTCGTTTCTTTTAGTATCTATATTAGCTTCTGCACCTTTAACAAATCCTGATATAACAAAATCAATAGTTCCGTGTCTTGTCTTAGCACCTGAACCTAATTCAGAATCATCTCTATTTTCTTCTGATGTTTGTACTATTACTGCTGGGTATTGTTGTTCAGATAATTCGTCTATTGGAAAAGGTTGTCTTGTAGCTTTCTTAATTGTTATAGGGCTAGATATGTTACCAATAACAGTTAGTAAATTTGATGCTATATTTTCTCTTACACTCATATTTTCATCTTCCTTAATTCTTTAGAAACGAATCGGTTGAACTGTTTACTTATAATATTTTCTGTTCGTTTATTAAAGCCAAAAAATTCTCTTTTAGGTTCATTTAATACTTGGTTATATAATGCTCGTTGACGCATTTGTGCATTAGAGAAACCTAATGTTATTTTATGTTTTCCTGTTTTTTTAACTGTTTTACCACTTGGTGTTAAAGCACCTAACATTCTACCTGTATAGAATAAATCAACTGCTGTCTTTTTACCCTCTCTATTTAATTGTTTTAAATAGCTTGAACTATAAGGTGCAAATCTTGAATCTCTAAAATCTTGACCTTTTTGTGTTTTAGTTCTGATAATATCTAATAATTGAAACCCAGCTTGTAGTATACCTTTATCTATAATGCTTGGAAATTTACTTTTTAATCTTGCGTATCTTTTTTCAATAGCTTTAGAATTAGTTTTTATCTTAACAGATAAAGCCATTATCTAACTAATCTTCTATATCCGTGTAAAGATTCTCTTTCGTTAGCTACAATAGTT